GAGTGACTTCGCATGAGTAAAAAATATGAACAGTTGATTGAATATATCATCAACGATGAGGAAGACAAAGCGAAAGAACTCTTCCACGATATCGTAGTTGAAACAAGTCGTGACATCTACGAGAATCTGATTGACGAAGAGGACTACGCTGAAGAAGAATCAGTAGAAGATATGTCTGACGCCATCGAAGCTGATGAAGAAGGTATCAGTGAAGAAGACGACGAAATGGACATGGAAATGCCTATGGACATGGGCGATGAAGATGAAGGTGACGAAGAGTCTGAGGAAGGCGAAGAGGAAGAACTCGAAGATCGAGTTATGGACTTGGAAGATGCTTTAGACGAACTCAAAGCTGAATTCGACGCTATGATGGACGGTGACAAAGAAGAAGACGATGACATGGAAATGGAATCAGTTGAAGAATCTGAAGAGACCGTTGAAGAGGCAGAAGAAGTAGACGAATCAGAAGAAGAAGTAACAGAAGACGAAGAAGAAGTTGTTCGTGAATATGTTGAGAAAGCACCTCAGCCAAAGAACGATTCAGCATCATCTAAGTCACCAGTAGCTGGTAAGAACGATATGGGCGGTAAGTCAGTTGATCCAACAGGTGAAGAAAGCGGTAGCTCAACACCTAAGGTTGCTCCTGGTAAGTCCTATCAGAACACAGCTGGTGGTAAGAAAACACTCGCTAAAGCACCTGCACCAAAAACAGGTGAGTAATTAGAGTTTAATTAAGGATAAGCCAATGGCATTACTTAAAGAACACTTAACATATGATGCGGCCCGTATTGTAACAGAGGGCTCTGAAGATGGTAAGAGTATGTATATGAAAGGTATTTTCATTCAGGGTGGTGTAAAGAATGAAAATAAACGAGTTTATCCTGTTTCAGAAATCTCTAATGCAGTTACTACTATTAATGAACAGATCAAGGGTGGTTACTCCGTCTTAGGCGAAGTAGATCATCCTGATGATCTGAAAATTAATTTAGATCGTGTTAGCCACATGATTACTGAAATGTGGATGGACGGACCAAATGGTTTTGGTAAACTAAAGATCCTACCTACACCGATGGGAAATTTAGTCAAAACAATGTTAGAATCAGGCGTTAAATTAGGAGTAAGCTCAAGAGGCAGTGGTCAGGTCTCAGAGTCCTCAGGTGACGTCAGCGATTTTGAGATAGTAACGGTGGATGTAGTTGCACAACCTAGTGCACCTAATGCTTATCCAACAGCGATTTACGAAGGACTGTTGAATATGAAAGGTGGACATAGGGTTCTAGAAATGGCCAGTGAGGCTAGTGCAAATCAACGAGTACAAAAGTATCTAAAAGAGCAAGTTACTCGCTTAATTAGAGACTTAAAAATTTAGGAGATCCGTATGTTAGAAGCAATCAAACCATTGCTAGATAGCGGAATTATTAACGAAGAAACAGAAATGGCAATTAATGAGGCTTGGGAAGCAAAACTTTCAGAAGCTAAAGAGACTGTACGTGCTGAACTTCGTGAGGAATTCTCACAACGCTATGAGCATGACAAATCAGTCATGGTTGAGGCTTTAGACAAAATGGTGAACGAATCTTTATCTAAGGAGCTCGCAGAGTTCGCTGAAGATAAGAAGAGACTAGCAGAAGATAGAGTTAAGTACAACCAAAAGATGTCTGAGACAGCAGATAAGTTCAAAGGCTTCTTAGTTGGTAAACTTTCTGAAGAACTCAAAGAGTTACGTGAGGACCGCAAGGTAATGGCCGGTACAATGGGCAAAGTCGAGCAGTTCGTTATTCGTCAACTCGCTGAGGAAATCAAAGAGTTTGAGCAGGACAAGAAAGACGTTGTGGAAACAAAGGTCAAACTTGTTGCTGGTGCCAAAGACAAATTGGAAGAACTTAAGGCTAAATTCATTGGTCGCTCTTCAGCTTTAGTTAAAGAAGCAGTTACTAAGAATCTAGAGTCTGAGTTAACTCAACTCAAAGAAGACATTCAACATGCTCGTGAGAACATGTTTGGACGTAGATTGTTTGAAGCATTCGCAAGTGAATTTGCTGGTACTCATTTAAATGAGAACAAGGAAATTAAGAAACTTCAAAGCATTATTGCTGAGAAAGATCAAAAACTTGCAGAAGCAAGTCAAGCACAAGACGATGCTAAGAAATTAGTTGAATCTAAAGAGAGCGAAATTAAAGTTATTAAGGAATCTGCTCAACGTAAAGAAACAATGGGTACATTACTTAAAACATTAAACAAAGAGAAAGCCGCTGTAATGAGCGACTTATTAGAATCTGTGCAAACTGATAAACTTCAGTCTGCATTTGACAAGTATTTGCCAGCCGTTCTTAACAACTCCAAGTTAGACCAAGCCGCAAAGCAGGTTTTAGCTGAGAGCAAAAAAGAAGTAACTGGTGACAAGACTGCAAAGGACGTTTCAAAGTCTGATGGTAGCAATATCATTGAACTGAAGCGTTTAGCAGGGCTATAATATAGTAAAACTATTAGGAGAAACTGAAATGTCAGATACTTTACTAGAAGGCCGTTGGGGTGAGACCAAAGATGCCCTGTTAGAAGGTTTACAAGGTTCTCGCCGCACATCTATGGGTGTTATCTTAGAAAACACTAAGAAGCACTTAATGGAAGCCGCAACTGGTGGTGCAACAACAAGTGGTAACGTTGCAACACTTAACAGAGTTATTTTACCAGTCATTAGACGTGTAATGCCAACCGTTATTGCTAACGAAATCGTTGGTGTTCAGCCTATGACAGGTCCAGTAGCACAAATTCACACATTACGTGTTCGTTATGCT